CTACGGTTTTCTCATCACCCTCACTAGAATACATATAAATTTTACGCTTGAGTGGATCAACGACACAACGTGTCAAGTACGCATCATTCATTAGTGACTGGTTCTATAATATTATAAGTATATCATAGAGATAATTATTTGTCAATGGCATCACCCTTAAACCAATACGCGATCTATGATTGCAATATTTTGAGAATGAACCTTAATGAGATGGTTCAAAGAAGAGCAGAAGCACAAGGAAAAGTATTAAGTGATGAACAAATAGACGATATAGCAGTTGTTCTTAGAAGAAAAATAGATTGGGAACCTATTTTCAGTCAGATTGATGAGTATTTGTAGAACTATTATACCAAAAAGAAAGAGCATAACGATCTTTACCCACTACTCTAGTCACATGATGTTTATACTGTGAATTAGAAAAAATTAATAACTTACCAGTTTTGGGTTTGACTTCAAAATCTTTGAATCCTGTATATCCACCTTCAAAATCATCATTTAGATAAAGAAGTGCAGCAAACAGATCATAAATTCCTTCTTTTGCAGAACTATCATAATGAGGTTTCATAAAAGTATTAGGTTTCCATCTGATGACACCCACATAATCTGGATTAGCCCGATCATCGAATGATCTACAAACACGAGTGACTTTATCAACAACTCTCGTATAAAACTCTGATGTTTCTCCAGTTGTGTCTAAAAAATCAGCATGACCTTGATAATTAGCATCATCTAACATTTCATCTTGTCTTGCGTGATGACCCGCAAAGTCATAATCATCCTCTTGAGGTTCAAAAGAAGGAATAGTATCCTCACTATGACCTATGGCGGTCATAATTCCGAGAGACTCATTTGTATAATTGATTATCTGCTGACATTGGCTAGGAGAAATAAAATTCTCCTCAATATAAATTAATTTCTTCAAATCGTTATTGTATTTCTCTTTCCTCTATAAGTAGGATCATTATAATTTGGAACATCAGGTGCGGTCTCTGGATTAAAGTTTGGATCAGGATAATCTCTCCAACTATCACCTTGATACTCAACATATAATGGGTTCACATCTTTTCTTGCTGCGTATACATGATAAAAACAATTTACAGGCATACCACCTTGTGCTTGTAGGTAAATAAATTCATCATCCCATCTCTTCACAATAATATCTTGATGTGCACCAATTGGTTGTAATTGAACTGAAATGCTCTCAACATCAACAAGATCTTTCCAATAGTCTGGTAACTTTATTATCTTTTCACCTCTAACTCTACCTCTATGGTAAACACCTACCTCTGGGCCTTCAATACAAGCATATCTAAGTCTCCATCCCTCTTTGCTTGGGTGTTTAATATCAAATGGTTTTGGTTTTGAGTCAGCAGATGCAAATCTAGAAGCGAGTCTTCCTTTGTTACCACAATCTACTTTACCTGTGACATACATATCACCAACCACATAAACGGTATCAATTGAAGATCCACCAGATACTCTTAGACCGTTAGAGGTTCCACCATCACCTCTAATATCAACGTTACCCCTTGTGCGTATTGCTGCAGGTGTTCCGATAGTGCTTTCTCTACCAACCATTAGAGTCGCATTAGCAGATGAAAAGTCACCATCATTCCCAATCTGTGTATTACCTTGAATATATGCAGTGTGATCTACTTTAGATTCACCAACTCCCAATGCTTTAGGAACTATTTTTTTAGCAGCAACAATAAGTTGCCCACCGTATGCGAATATTTCGTCGAATGCAAATGCCATGTTACTCCTTGTTTACTTCTGCGGGTTCTGGTAGTTTTAATTTAGATATAGCAGCAGAGACTCCCTCAATGAGTGGTGATAACATTTGAGTTCCAAGACCACCTCTCATCGTTAGTAATCCCGATGTCATAATTTTTAAAGACTGCTTTCCATCTATTGTAACATTTTTTGAGTCAAGTTTCAAGGTCTCATATGCGTTTGCCCAAATAACACCTTGTGGAGCATTACCATTGGCAATTAACTCAATGTCAAGTGCCTCTAATTTAATCTTACCATTCGTTGCTTTTAAATGTATGTCACCGTTATTTGCAAGAATCATAATTGCTTCTTGCTGTTGTTCTAGATCCTCACCACTATGAATAAAGGTTGAACCTGGTGAATTCAATAAAGTATAACCAGTTCGTGGGCCATCTTCATCGAAAGACATGAAGTGTCTACCATCTAGTGCTTGGATATGAACACTTGAAGTGACATCACCTTTTGGGCTTATTTTACCAAAAGTGATAGCACCATTCATGGCACTCCACACTTGGTTCCAAAAATTCTTTTTCTCAGACATTAGTATCCTCCTAC